AGCGCCCTGAGCAGTACATTGTGCGTGACATCAACCCCAACTTTCAGAACCTGACCATCTCGGCCATTGCCACAGACGCTGCCTATGCCAATCAGCCACAGCAGGGCTCCTGGGGCGGTCAGCCGGGCTATACTGTGCCTTCAAACCCGTTCAATCAAGGATCACGTTTCAGTCTTAGCCAAAACGAATCAGCTATCGCTGCTGAGCACGTGGTGCATTTGAGTCTGTCAGAAGGTTTGGACTTTTACTGGCCATTTGGACAGAGCATACTGGAAAGCATTTTCAAAGTCTACAAGCAGAAAGAACTGTTGGAAGACTCCATCCTGATCTATCGTGTGCAGCGTGCTCCAGAGCGGCGTGTGTTTTACATTGACGTGGGCAACATGCCCTCACACTTGGCCATGCAGTTTGTTGAGCGGGTGAAAAATGAAATACATCAGCGCCGTATTCCTACTCTAACCGGTGGCTCAATGAACATACTAGATGCCACCTACAATCCACTCAGCATCAACGAAGACTACTTTTTCCCACAGACAGCAGAAGGTCGCGGATCCCGTGTGGAAATGCTGCAGGGTGGTCAGGCCGTGGGCGAGATTGACGATCTCAAATATTTCAACAATCTCATGATGCGTGGCCTGCGTGTGCCTTCGTCTTACTTGCCTACTGGTCCCGATGACTCTACCACACCGCTCAGCGATGGGCGTGTGGGCACAGCACTAATACAAGAATTCCGTTTCAACGAATACTGCAAACGATTACAGCAGTTGGTACTGCACAAGTTGGATGACGAGTTCAAGATGTTCATGCGCTGGCGTGGATTCAACATTGATTCCAGTTTGTTTGATCTGGAATTCAATCCACCGCAGAACTTTGCTGCCTATCGTGAAGCAGAGTTGGACACCAGCAGGGTCAGCACTTTTACCACTTTGGAACCATTGCCTTATATGAGCAAGCGTTTCTTGCTGAAACGTTATCTGGGCCTGACTGAAGAAGAAGTGTTGGAAAATGAAGAAATGTGGCGCGAAGAGCGCGACGAGCCTGCAGCACAAGGCAGCCAGGGTTCAGAACTGCGTTCAGTGGGCATCAGTCCCGGAGGATTTGAAGCAGATCTTGCTGGACTGCCACCCGAAGGCGCGGCTGCCGGAGACCTGGGTGGAGCCGATCTTGGAGCACCTCCGGGAGCACCACCAGCAGCCAGCACTACCACTGCACCTGGCGCACCACCAGCAGTTTGACAAAATCAAGTAAATATCATTATGAATTTCCTTGAATTATTTGACAAAGAGCCCGAAGGCTTCCAGGACCTAGAAGACGACAACAGCCGTCCTAAACTGCGCCAACTGCGTAAAACCAAACTCACTCTGTCACAGATCAATAAAATACGCCGTATGCAAGAAGTGCGTAAATTTGAGTACGATCAGAAGTTAAAGTACATTCGCAAACAGTATGCACCTCCTCCTGCTGTTCCGGGCTTATGATACAGCCCAAGTCATAAAACATAAATATTTCTACCAGAAAACCAGCCATAAGTTGCTGGTTTTTTAATATGTGCAGTAAATAACTCTACACAACCCTTATTCTAGAAAAGGAACCAAAAATGTCAAGCAAGTTTGAAAAACTCATTGAGTACGTCATTAACGACGAAGAACAAAAGGCCCGTGACCTTTTTCACGAAATCGTAGTGGAAAAAAGCCGTGGTATCTATGAAGATCTCATGGCAGCAGAACTCAAAGAAGAATCCGATGAGGATGACTCTGAAGAGGAAATGGACGAGTCCATGGAAATGGGCGGCGACGCGGCAGATCAACTGTTGAACGACATCAGCGCCAACGTTGATGCTGACGAAACAGCCATGGAAGATGACGAAGAAGTCATGGACATGGGCGCCGAAGAAGAAATGATCGGCGGCGATGATTTTGCTGACGAAATGACCGCAGGCGGTGATTTAGAAGGCGATATCGCCAGCATCGACAGCAAATTAGACGAACTACTGGCCAAATTTGAAGAAGTCATTGGCGGCGACGATGGTATGGTCGACGGCGAAGAAGACGATGAAATGACCATGGGTTCAGAAGTAGAAGCCGAAGAAGAAGAAGTTGAGGAAAGCTTGTCTGAGAATGTTCAACTGCAAAAAGTTGCTGTTGATCACGGCGATCGTTTGGCAGGCCAAGGCACAACAGGTGGTGACAAACTGCGTGTTGACTCCAAAAGCCCCAATGCCAACAACGCCGGTGCCAGTGTAACTGGTTCAGTGGCCAAGCCTGCTTCCAGCAAGTTCACTGCCGAAAATCCCGATGGTACCAAAGCACCTGCAACACAAAAAGCACCCGACATCGAGTCCGGCCTGCAGAACACCGCTGGCAAAAACATGGCTCCCATGAAACCTGCTACCAAGCCCACGCTAAGCCAGGCTTCGGGTGTTAACACCAAGAGTCCTTTGAAAGCAATCAAGAGCTAATCTAGATGTTTAAAGGGAACCGTCACTTACAAGAAGTTCTCAGTTACGATGCTGCCAAGATCGTGGTCGAGAGCCGAGAAGAAGCTCCAGGTAAAGAGCCCTCCACTTTCATGGAAGGCATCTTTATCCAGGGTGACGTCAAAAACGCCAATGGACGAGTATACCCAGTGCAACAGATCAGATCAGCAGTGGATCAGCTCAATGAGCAGATCAACGGTGGTTTCTCTGTGTGCGGTGAAGTAGATCATCCAGAAGATTTAAAAATTAATCTAGACCGTGTGAGCCATATGATCCAGAAAATGTGGATGGATGGCCCCAACGGCATAGGTAAACTGAAGTTGTTACCCACACCCATGGGCAAGTTAGTTGATACAATGCTGCAGTCGGGTGTGAAATTAGGAGTTTCGAGTCGCGGATCAGGTAATGTTGATGACGCGACCGGACGTGTCAGTGACTTTGAAATCGTCACTGTCGACATCGTGGCACAGCCATCAGCACCAAACGCTTATCCCCGAACAGTGTATGAAAGCCTCATGAACATGAGATACGGACATAGAATGTTTGATATGAGCAAGAATGCTGTGGGCGGTGACACACTTGCACAGAAACACTTGAAGAACGAGATTGTGAAGTTCATCAAGGATCTGAAGATTTAGGAGATCGTAATGCTAGACGCAATCAAACCATTGCTAGATAGCCAACTGATCAACGAGTCAACTGGTGAAGCCATCACAGAAGCATTTGAGGCTAAACTAAATGAAGCTCGTGAGCAGGTGCGTGCAGAACTCCGCGAGGAATTTGCACAACGCTATGAGCATGACAAGTCAGTTATGGTCGAAGCCCTAGATCGCATGGTAACCGAAGGCCTCAAAGCCGAATTACAAGAGTTCCAAGATGAGCGCCGTGGTCTCAATGAAGACCGTGTGCGTTTCCAAGTCAAGATGAAAGAGTCAGCTGAGAAGTTCAACAACTTCATGGTTGGTAAACTTGCTGAGGAAATCAAAGAACTACGTTCGGACCGTCGCACTCACACCGAGAGCGTGGACCGTTTGGAAAAGTTTGTGATTGAAGCTTTGGCTCGTGAGATTACTGAATTTGCCCAGGACAAGCGTGACGTGGTTAACACCAAAGTCAAACTTGTGTCTGAAGCCAAGAAGCAACTCACAGCATTGAAACAGCAGTTTGTAAAAGAATCTGCTGCCAAGTTAGGTCAGCGTGTTGCTGAACATCTACGTTCTGAACTTACTCAGCTCAAAGAAGACGTTCGAATTGCTCGCGAGAACAATTTTGGTCGTCGTATCTTTGAAGCATATGTCACAGAGTTTGCAGGCACTCATCTCAATGAGAATGCCGAAGTACGCAAGCTCCGGGCTGTGATTGCTGACAAAGAACAGAAATTGGCCGAAGCCATTGAATCAACTCGTACTGCCAAAGTACTGGTTGAGAACAAGGAACGTGAAGTTCGTATGATCAAGGAGTCCACAGAGCGTAGCCGCACTATGGATGAATTGCTCTCTCCTTTAAACGAGGAAAAAGCAGAAATCATGCGTAACTTACTAGAAAGCGTGCAAACACCTCGTCTTCGCACAGCTTTTGAAAAGTATCTACCAGCAGTTCTTGATAACGCCGCAAGGAAAGTGGCTGTTGCAAAACAGACCATTACCGAAAGCGTACACAAAGAAGTCACTGGTGATAAATCTGCCGTCAAACCCAAGTCTGATGACGCATCAAACGTCATTGAGCTCAAGAGACTGGCAGGGCTTTAATCTTACGACAAGAAACAGGAGAGAATCATGTCACAAGAACTGTTAGAAAGCCGTTGGGACGAGACCAAAGAAGCCCTACTAGAAGGACTCAATGGTTCCCGTCGCAGCACAATGGGTGTAGTTTTAGAAAACACTCGCAAGTACCTGAAAGAGTCATCTGCAGGTACCACAGTTAGCGGTAATATCGCTACACTGAATCGTGTGATCCTTCCAGTGATCCGCCGTGTTATGCCAACTGTTATTGCCAACGAACTCGTTGGTGTACAGCCCATGACTGGCCCCGTTGGTCAGATCCACACTCTGCGTGTTCGTTATGCACAAAGCATGACAGACACATCAGCAGCAGCAACCAGCGTTACAGCTGGCCAGGAAGCACTGAGCCCGTTCTTGATTGCAACAGCATACTCTGCTGGTGCAAGCACAAGCGCAACTCAGAGCACTTACACTGGCTCAAACACAGCAGCTTTAGAAGGCGACGGCGGTCGTAAGATTTCCGTTCAAATCCTGAAGCAGGCCGTTGAAGCCAAGACACGTAAGCTCCAGGCTCGTTGGACATTTGAAGCTGCACAAGACGCACAAGCAATGCACGGTATCGATGTTGAGGCCGAAATCATGGCTGCTCTCGCACAAGAGATCACAACTGAGATCGACCAAGAGATCCTGCTGAGCCTGCGTTCATTGGCTGCAACAGAGTTCACATACAACCAGGCTACCGTTAGTGGTACAGCAACCTACGTTGGTGATGAGCACGCCGCACTGGCAGTTCTGATCAATCGTGTTGCTAACCTGATCGCTCAGCGCACACGTCGTGGTGCAGGTAACTACGCTGTAGTTTCGCCCGCTTCCTTGACAGTGCTCCAGAGCGCAACAACTTCTGCTTTTGCTCGCACAACAGAAGGCACATTTGAAGCACCCACAAACACCAAGTTTGTTGGCACACTCAACAGTGCTATGCGTGTTTATGTTGATAGCTATGCTAACGACTCAACACCAGTTCTGGTTGGCTACAAAGGCGCCAGCGAAGCTGATGCTCCAGCATTCTACTGCCCATACATTCCTTTGATGTCAAGCGGTGTTGTTCTGGATCCCAGCACATTCGAGCCAGTAGTCAGCTTTATGACACGTTACGGATACATCGAGTTGACAAATACTGCCAGCTCGTTTGGTAACGCTGGCGATTATGTCGGGGAGATAGCCGTTCAAAATCTTTCTTTCTCCTAATCAGAGAATCAAAGTTTACTTCTCAGGGATGGGAAGAGCAGAAAAGGGCCGCAAGGCCCTTTTTTGTTGATTAATATTCTATTTTGTGCTAACTTATATAAATAACATTATGAACAAATACACAAAATGGTATAACCAAATAACTGATCGTGCTCGTAATCGTACCATGGAAGGTTACACAGAAAGGCATCATATCAAACCACGCAGCCTTAGTGGTACAGATGATGTTGATAATCTAGTAGAACTCACTGCCCGCGAACACTTTATCTGCCATTGGTTGCTTGTTAAGATGACCACCGGTGAAGACCACTACAAGATGCTGAATGCACTCCGCATGATGAGGGCAGAGAAACCAGGCCAACAACGATATGAAACCGCAATAACCAGTCGAGTATATGAAAGTATCAAACAAGAATATGCTCAATTACAATCTGTTTTAAGATCGGGCAAAGGAAATGGTTTTTACGGAAAAACACACACCGAAGAAGCACGGCAGGCAATCAGAGAAAAGAACACAGGCAAGAAACTCACAGAAGAACAGATAGCACGCCAAGTGGCCGCACAAACAGGACGCAAACGAGCACCATTCTCAGAAGAATGGCGTGCCAAGATGGCTGTTAAGAAAAAAGGTAAGAACAATCCTCGGTTTGGTGTAGAACTGTCAGAAGAAACCCGTCGTAAGATTGGAAACAAGATCCGCGGTAGAAAACAAACCCCAGAAGAAAAAGCACGCAGAGCAGAAGCTAATCGTGGTCGAGCCAAACCCAAAATGCTGTGCCCGCACTGCCAGCAACTGATAGCCGTGAACACTTACCCGCGCTGGCACGGTGATAATTGTCGGCAACAGAAATAAAATCCACCGAAAATCTACCGCTAAGTAATCATGCTCGTGTAGCACATACACATCACACAGAAAGGAGTCTACCATGAGCAAAACACCTTACGAGATTCGTCTCGAACTACTCAAGCTGGCCAACGAAGTGCTGGTAACACCCATCTTCCAGCGCCGCGATGCACTGATCCAGGAATTCCACAGCCGATTTGAAAGCGACAAATCTGCCCACTTTCCTGCACTGCCGGATTTTCCTAGCACAGACACAGTGATAGCAGAAGCCGAAAAACTCAACCGGTTTGTAAGCCAGCAGTAAAACAGCCCCGCAAGGGGCTTTTTGTTGCATTGGCAATAAATACGAAATACGATCAAGGAATGCCAATGAAAACTTACAACTTCCGTGCTAGAATCACAGTGAACGGTGTAGAAGAATACAGAGACTTTGTATTTGAAGCACCCAACTGGTCAGTGGCTCGTGCCATGCTACGTGATGCTGTGGCTGCTGCTTCGTCGTAATAAAGAATTTCGGCAATGAATAATCCACCTCCTTACAGTGATATAACTGGTATCACCCGCGCTGTGATGAAAGACAATGCGCAGGTGTCTATCGTGGACTACGATGGCAATGCCAGACCCGGAGAACTGGTGGTAGCACAAGGCACTACCAATCTTTACATAGGCAACAGTCTTGGCCAGTTGACCTTGGTTGCCAGCGGTATTGCTGTGTCCGCAGGCAATGTGGTTCCTGCAGGATCCTACCCACTTTATTATGATCCAGTCACTGAGCAAATGACTGTGGTCACTCCTTGATTTCTACTGCCGAACGCTAAATATCTAGTCGCTCAAGACTTATGCAGGTCCCTGCGTATGACCTAGAACGTCAGCCCAATCTAAACAAGGAGAAATAAATGGGACGCCCACTCAAAATCGCAAAATACAACACTGCTCAATCCGTGCAGGTAGACATTGGTTATCCTACATCCACGCCCAACGTAGGTGTAGTAGGCGGTAATACAGTGGTCAGCAACACACTGTATATCGCTGCCAACGTTATCGCTAACGTGCCAGGCGCAGGTGGAGGAACAGCTTATATCATACGCCAAAAAGGCAAGCGCAAGTTCCTGGTTACACTGACCACAGATACCACGCAGGCCTTTGCCAACATTTGTCTACTAGTCAACCAAAGCAACGTGAGTCTGTTGACAGAAAATCAAATGGCCATCGTAGCAACTTATGCCAATGCTGCAGAAGTCAATATGCAGTATATCCAAAACAATTATGGTGTGGATTTCAGCAACGTTGGTCACTATCTGACATTTGCATCAGCCAACGCTAGTGTACAGCCCGATGGTTCGGGCACCAGCGGTAGATTTGACATCGTTCAGATCCCCAGCGCCTAAAACACTGGTTCTACTGCAAAGAATCCCCGGCATCGCAAGATACGGGGATTTTTTTACATTTCCAAACTACTAAATAATACAAACTGGAATCACAACGCTTATGCCTTCATCAAAACGAGTCACGGGTAATTTTAACTTTTGGACAGGTAACACCGGTAACTGGAGTTATGCCAATGCCGCTAACACAGGCAATGTAACCAACATTCGCCGTGGAACCTCTGACACCAGATTTTACTCTAGCAACCTAGAAGTTTACGGCAACATAGTGAGCCTGGGTGGCGACATCTATGCCAATCTTATCTATGCCAATATCGCAGGCAATATTGTGGTCACCGGTGGTGTACCCGATGGTGTGCTGTATAAAAATCCCATTGGCGATGCCGCCATTGCATCTGACTACTTTATTGTTGATGTGGCCAACAACAGTGCCAACATTGTTGGTAATTTCCGTGTGTCAGGTGCAGGTAAAGGCAATCTTGTGGCCAACAACATTGTTGGCAATGTGGCCACAGTGACTTTTGTGAGCCTTGGTTCAGCCAACATTGGCACAGCCAATATAGCTGCCAACGGCAATGCCTCCTTTGGTTTTGTGCGAGCACAAGGTTATCTCAACACCTCTGGCGCCAATGTGTTATATGGCAATTCCAATGTGTTTTCTTATCTAGGCAGCAACAGCAACATCATTCTCAACATTGGTACAGGTAACATTTCCACTGCAGGTTTTGTCACGGTGGGTTCAAACGTCACTGCCAGTTATTTTATTGGCAACGGCAGCCAACTCACAGGATTACCTGCTTCATAC